GTCGGATCGCGGCGTCGGCATGTTCGAGGTCGGCCTGTCCGCCACGGGCAACGAGCCGGCCACGCACTTCATCAGCGTGGGCATGATCGACGCGCAGATTCGCAACCCGCTCAAGGATTCGGCCGCGCTGTTCTCCGCCTGCAATGCGGCCGGTGCGCCTGTGACACTGGCTCAGTGCCAATCGCTCGTCACGCAATCGGATGTGAGCGGTGATGATCCGTGGGTCGCGATGGCGCGGCGCGGGCTGCAACTGGTCAGAGTTCCGCTGTGATGCGCGTGCTGCTGTGCCTCCTGCTCGCATCGTGCGCGAGCCGACCGCTCACGGCTGAATATCGGGACGATGGCGATGTCATCGTGTGGAGCGATCGACGGGTGTCGATTGTGAACGAGGCACAGCTGGACCCCAAGCGCACGGCGATCCTGCGCGCGAAGTGGCTCGAACCGTCCTATGAAGAAGGCGAACGCGAGGCATTCCGCGCACTGGTGTGGGGCAACGTGGCCGACGTGGTCAGCACCGGCGCCATGCTGCAGGCCGGATGCCGCGAGGCGAATCCGCTGATGCGAAACCCGCTGCTGTTGGTCGGCGTCAAGGCGATCTGGCTGGCATGGTGGCGCGATGCCGCCGCGCAGTCGCCGGCAGGGTTCAGCCACGCCGGTGACGAGAAGTATGCCGCCGTGTTTTGGGGCGCTGCCGCGCTGAACGTGCGCGCTGCGACCAATGGCTGCCGACTGTGGTGACGCTCGCCCGCCTGCTTGCCGTGTTGACGCTCGCCGCGCCTGGCGCCCTGATCGTGTTCGGCTGCATCTGGCACGACTTGCGCAGCCGGCGCGGTAAGCGCACAATCGACGCGCGCTAACACTCCGGCGCGGTCGGCTACGCTTACATGGCAGCGCCGACACTTTGAGCCCGGCCGCGTGCCACAACCCGCGCGGCCGGGATTTTTCGCAGACCACGACCGGGGCCGATATGTCCGCCATCCTTCGAATCCTTACAGGCACGCAACGATGACTGTTCAAGCCGCTCCGCTGATCACTGCGACCACTGACGGCGAAACGTCTGACGCATTCGACGTGGACAACGGCGCCAACGTCGCTGTCCGCCTGTCTGGCACCGAGGCCGTGCTTGCTGGTGCCGAGACCGCAACCGTCCAGTACAAGGACCGCACAGGAACGTGGCGCAACCTTGTCGACGCCATTACCGGAGCCGCGCAGATCACAGCCGGCGAAAACTCCGTAACGATCGCGCAGCGCGGCACGTTCCGCGTCGTGCTGACGGCGACTGCGGCCCTGACCGGTATCGAGATCATCTCCAACAACGCGGCGTGAGCGTATGGCGACCAGCGGCGCGATTTACGACCCTGAGTACGCGGATCAAGCCAAGCGCCTTGCTTCGGTTTGCGCGCTGACGAACAAGGGTTTCGCGCGATTTTTCGGGGTCACTGCCGGCGACATCAAGCGATGGCGCGAGCAGCATGCGGACTTCAACGACGCCTGTATGCTGCGCGAGACTCAGGCGATTCCGGCGATCGTCGACTCCGCGTTGCAGTGCGCGCTTGACGGTCAGCCGTGGGCGATCCAGTTCGTCCTCTCCCGCCGCGCAGGATGGGAGGCCAAGACATCGATGGATGTCAGCGTGAAGAAGTCCACGACCGAGATGACCGACGATGAACTGCTGCGGATCGCCGAGGCCGGGAAGCGTGTCGAAGCCGCCGCAACCGTAGCGAGCGAAGCCATTGCCCGCGCTGCTACAGCCAGCGATTTCTGAGGCCGAGTCCGCCGAAGCTGCGGCTGAGTTGTTGCGGCGGCGTCGGGCTCGTGAGTCGTTGCTGGCGTTCACCGAGTACACGATGCCCGGGTTTCAGCCTGGGCAGCATCACGCGCGGATCTGTGAGGCGCTTGAACGCGTAGAGCGCGGCGAGTGCAAGCGGCTGATGATCTTCGCGCCGCCGCGCCACACGAAGTCAGAGCTGGCCTCGCGCCGGTTCCCGTCGTGGTTCATCGGGCGTAACCCCAAGAAGCAGATCGTGTGCGCGACCTACGCGCAGGAATTCGCCGACGACTTCGGGCGCGATGTGCGCGAGATCGTGCGCGGCGATGAATTCCGGCGCCTGTTCGCAGCGTCGCTGGCGGCCGATTCGACGGCGCGGAACAAGTGGCGCACGGACCAGAATGGCATCTACGTGTCGACTGGCGTCGACGGCCCGCTCACCGGCCGCGGCGCGCACGTCGCGCTGATCGACGACCCGTTCAAGGGTCGCGCAGAGGCTGAGTCTCCGGCGCACCGGAAACGCGTGTGGGACTGGTATCGATCGGTCTTGCGCACGCGTTTGATGCCGGGCGGAGCGATCGTGCTGATCATGACCCGCTGGCACGAGGACGATCTAGCCGGGCGCCTGCTGAAAGAGGCCGAGGGCGACGGCGAGCAGTGGGAAGTGATCGAGCTGCCGGCGATTCAGGACGGGCTTCCGTTGTGGCCGGAATGGTTTGACATTGAGGAGCTCGAGCGCCTGCGCCGCGCCATCGGCCCGCGAGACTGGCTCGCCCTGTACCAGCAGACCCCGACCGCGGAGGAAGGGCACCAGTTCAAACGCGAGTGGATGCGTTACTACACCGGGCTTCCGGACTCGCTGAACGTGTACCAATCGGGCGACTTCGCCGTGACGCCTGACGGCGGCGACTTCACCGAGCTAGGAACGTGGGGCGTCGACAGCAAGGGTGACGTGTACGTTCTGGACTGGTGGGCTGGACAGACCAGTTCGGATGTGTGGGTTTCTCGCATGGTCGCCGGGTTCAAGCGATGGCGCCCACTGCGGTTCATCGGCGAAGGCGGCCCAATCCGGCGCGCTGTAGAGCCGTACCTCATGAAGGCCATGGGCGAGGACAAGGACGGCCACGCGTTCACGACCTGCGAATGGCTGCCGGCCTCGGCGAGCAAGGCCGCGAACGCGCGATCGTTTGAGGCGCTGTGTGCCGCCGGTCGCGTGTATTGGCCACGTACCGAGTGGGCAGAGCGCGTGATCGACCAGCTGTTGAAATTCCCTGGCGGCGGAAAGGATGACGCCGTGGACGCCTGCTCGCTGTTCGGCCGATTCATCGCGTCGACGTGGGCCGCCGCCAAGCCGCCCCGCAACGATCCGCCAGACTTCGATGCGCCGATGCGAGCCGCTGACTTGTTCCAGCGCCAGCGCAAGGCGGCGTCGTGGTAAGTGGTAGGATTGCACACCGATACTGACCAGACAGAGAGACGCGCATGGCCGCAGTGATGAACCCCGCCGACATGGGCGCCGCACCGAAGCCGGACAACCGCGAACGCGAGCGATGGTTGCAGCGGATCCGCCGGGAAGAGTCGGCGCACAAGCCGTTCCGAGACAAGGCCGCCGCGGCGATGCGCGAGTACGAGTCCAAGAACCGTGAGGACACGAATCTTCCGGTGCTGTACCCGATTTTCTGGGCGAACACGAAGATCACGCACGCCGCGATTTTCAACCGGCTCCCGAAGCCCGAGGTCCGCCGCCGCTACGCCAAGCCGCAGCCGCAGGCCGAGCAGCCAGCGCCAGATCAGGGCGGTGCACAGCCCGTTCCACAGCAGCGCGGCAACGCGGACAACCAGATCGCGCTGGCAATCGAGCGGTGCATCGAATACCAGGTCGACATGGGGCCATATTCGGACCACTGGCACCGCGCCGTGAACGAATATCTCGTTGCCGGCCTCGGCGTCGACATGCTGTATCTGGACACGAAGACGACAGAGTCGCCAGTCCTGTCGCCGGTCGATGCGCAACCGATTTTCGAGGAAATCGAAGACGAAAACGGCGAAGTCATGGAACGTCCGGCGATGGAAACGATCATCGTATCGCAGTCCGTGCTGCCGGAGTATTACCCCTACACGTGTTTCCACTGGGAGCCGTGCAAGGACTGGGAAGACTGCGACTGGATCGCGGTCGATATCTACATGACCGGCAGCAAGATCAAGGCCACGTTCGGAATCGATGTCGGAAGTTCGAAAACGGACGGCTCGTTGTCGTCAGACACCGTGCGCACGAAGCTCCGCGCGCAGGTATACGCACAGCAGTTCCGCGTCATCAAGGTTTTCGACCGCAAGCGCCGCAAAGTCGTGTGGCTGGCGCCTGATTTCCCGGAGTTGTTCCAGATCGAAGAAGACAAGCTCGGGTTGGAAGGGTTCTACCCGTGCGCCAAGCCGATGTTCATGGATCTTGCGTCAGGCGAGCTGATTCCGCAGCCAGAATTCTCGCGCATCGCGAACCTGTGCGACGAAATCAACCGTCTGACGGGGCGCATCAAGGCGATCACTGAGCAGATCAAGGCGCGCGGGTTCTATGACCCGACGATGGTCGACGAAATCGAGAAACTGGTTCAGGTGAACGACAATTCGTTCGTTCCGGTGAACCAGCTGGCGGCCAAACTCAAGGATTCCGGGCTCGCGTCGCCGATTCTTTGGGACGCCAACGATGACCGCGTCGCAACCGTTCAGACGTTGACCGCAGAGCGTGAGAAGTGCAAGGCGGAACTGTACGAAGTAACCGGGATTTCCGACATCGTGCGCGGCGCGACCGTGGCGAGCGAGACGGCGAGCGCGCAGGCGTTGAAAGGCCAGTGGGCAAACGTCCGCCTGTCCGAAAAAATGACCGTCGTGCAGACACACTACCGCGACACGTTCCGCATCATGGCGGAATTGATCGCGGAGCATTTCGATCCGATGCAGATTGCGCAACAGTCCGGGATCGAACTGACTCCGGAGGAAATCCAGACGCTGCAAAGCGACCTGTCGCGCTGCTATGCGATCGATGTCGAGACCGACAGCACGATCGCGCAGGATGAGGCCCAGGAAAAACAGGATCGTCTAGAATTCCTGACCCAGTTCACGCCGTTCATGGACCGCTTGATGCCGGCGATGCAGAACGGCACGATGCCGGCGAAACTTGCGATTGGCATGCTGAAATTCGCACTGGGTGCGTTCCCGCGTGCCGGCCGCACGTTTGAAGACGCGATCGAATCCCTGCCGAACGATCAGCAGCAGTTGGCGCAGATGCAGCAACAGACACAGCAGGCACAGCAGGAATTGCAAGCCGCGCAGCAGCAGATTGCCGAACTGCAGAAACAGCTGGACGGCGTGAACCAAGCCAAGGTCGCGACCGACCAGCAACGGGCCGCCGCGGACACGCAGCGCGCGCAGATCGAAGGTGGCCGAGCCGAGGCTCAGAACGCACTGGATCGAGCACGCACCGTCGAAATCCTCGGCGGCACGATGATCGCGGAGGCCGAGGCCGCGCAGCCCGCTGCGTCCGGGATGATGTTCGGGCGTCCGCTGCAGTGATCGTATTCGGCCGCCATCTGGTCCCGCTGCTTGAGGCCGTGCTCGGGGATGGTGTCGACCCCGAGACGATGTGTTTCGCGTCGCTGGATTCTGCCGGCGCGCCAACGGCCGTGTTCGGGTTCAGCGGGTGGCGTGACAACGACGTGGAGGGAACGCTCGTGGCGATCCCGGGCGGGGTCACGCGCGCCATGCTCCGGGCCTGCGCGCGGTATGTATTCGGCACGATGAATTGTGATAGGCTCACGATCAGAGTACGGGCAGACAACACGGCCATGCGCGCCCTGTCGCCGCGTCTCGGTTTCACCCACGAAGGCACGTTGCGAGCCGCACACGAAGGCCACGACGTGCTGATTTACGGGATGCTGCGGGCGGAATGCCGGTGGCTATCGACTGAGAGGCCGAGCAATGAAGAAACCCAAGGCGCCGGCAGCGCCAGACCCGACCCGGATCATCCAGGCGCAGACGCAGGCTAACCGCGTTGGCGTTCGAACGCCGTTTGGCAGCCAGCAATACACGACCGGCCCGAATGGTCGCGACGTGCTCGAAACAACGCTGTCTCCGCAGATGCAGGCGCTTGCCGACTCGCTGATTTCGCGCGCCGGGCAGGATACGCAGCGGTATCAGGCGCCCCCGGGAACCGAACAGATCCTCGGTGGCATCATGAATCGCGTTGGCGGTCGCTACGGCATGGGCGGCGAAGTCGGCCAGCAAGTCGCCGGAAGCGGCGGCCGAGGCGGCAAGCCGTCGACGCTGGCGAAGCCGATGCCGATGCCGAAAAACATGGGCGGCGCTGACGGCACTGGCTCGTTCGACTGAGGGGCGCAACCATGCCGAGAATCAACAACGTCAGCCTCGGTCCCCAGTACCAGAACACGACCGGGGCGCCGCGTCTGTCCGCCGGTCAGCGCGCCAATCTGGCGTCTGGCCGTTCGTCATCTCCGCCGGCAGCAGGTGGCGGACCGATCGCGCCCGCGCCGAACCAGAACACGGCACCCGGAGCGCCGTCCGGAACCGCGGGCACTGCTGGCGCCGGAAACCCATCGCCGAATCCGATCGATCCGGTTGACGTGCAGGTCGGTCAGCCGACGCTGAACTCGTTTCAGCAGTTTCAGGACCAGGTGTACGGCGAGGCCACGCGCCGGCTCGATCCGCAGTTTGAGCAGCAGCGCGCGACGCTTGAGCAACAGATGATCAATCGCGGGTTCCAGCCGGGCACGCAAGCCTATGCCGCGGCCGTGAGCGGGTTCGAGCAGGACAAAGCAGACGCCTATGCCGGCGCCCGTGCGCAGGCGTTGCAGCAGGGGTTGGCGGCGCAGGAGCAGGCATTCGGGCAGAGCTACCGGGAATCGCAGCTGGCGAACGCGTTGCTGCAGGCGCGAGAGGGCAACGCCGTCCAGATGCAGATCGCGAACAATTCCGGCAATCAGGCGGCGAATGCGGCCGAGATTGGCCGACAGAATTTCCTCGATCAGTTGGCGTTCAATCGCGAGCAGGCGGGCACGTCTGCCGACCAGTGGAACCGCCAGTTCGGATTCGGGCAACAGCAATGGCAAGACCAGTTCGGGCTGCAGTCCGGGCAGGCGGATTACAACAACATGCTCGCGCTGCTTGACCGCGATTTTGCGCAGCAGTCCTACAACGCCGGTCTAGGAAATCAGGACTATCAGCGCGCGCTGCAGTTGTTCGGCATGGTGCCGAGCGGCGGCCCGGTGCAGATCGACGCCGTTACGCCGTACCAGATGCAGCAGCAGGGCCAGCAGGCGAACTACCAAAACCAGATGGCGGCCTACAACGGCGGCATGGGCGCGCTCGGAGGCTTGGCGTCGACGGGGCTTTTCATGCTCTGCGATGCAACGGCGAAAACGCAGGTCGGGATGCCGAATCCGGCGGATTGCACTGCCGCGCTGCGCCAGATGCCGCTGGTATCGTTCACCTACAACGACGATCCGACATCGCGCGTTTTCATCGGCACCTACGCGCAGGATTTCGGGCGCGCGGTGCACGGCAAGCCCGGCACGGAAATCGGCGTGCTTGATGCGTTCGGCCTCGTGCTTGGCGCACTGAAAGACCAGGATGCGCGGCTGCAGGCGATCGAGGCGGCGATTGCGCGGATTTCGCCGGGAATTATGACCAAACAGACCACGACGACCCCCAAGACCACGACGGAGCACTAACCATGTTCGCACGATCCTACGGGCAGACGCCCGGCATCATTCAGGGCCAGATGGACCGCGGGCCGCAAGGTTCATTCGGGGCGCCAGCCAATGATCTTGGTGGCTTCGGCATGCCGGCGCCGATGGAGCAGCCGCAGACATTCCCGGCGCCGTCGCAGCCGATGAACAACCTGAGGCCGCAGGCGCAGCGCCCGAACCAGAACCGCTACGACAAGTTCGCCGAAGCGATGATGAACGCACGCGGCGGCCGCCGTGGCGGCATGGGCAAACCGATGGGTCCGCGCCCCGGCATGTCGCCGCCGCTGATTCCGGGCGGCAGTCAGCCGATGATCGGCCATATTCAGTCGATAGCCGGCCAGATGCAGGCCAAGCCGGCCATGCAACCGATGCAGCCCGGCGCGCCGATCCTTACGAACGGACCCGGCATCTACTGAGTAGCGAGGCGATCATGTTCGACTTCAATCCGTTTGAACAGTCCGCGATGGATTTTGGCCCGCTGCCTGCCGACGCGATGAAGAAAGACAAGGAAAAGGCGGACAAGTACAAGCGTTTCGCCGACGCCATGATGCTGTCCGGAATGGCCGGTATGCAGTCTGGAAACCCGTGGGCAGCGCTTGGCGGCGCCGGGGCATTGCTGTTGAGCGGAAAGATCAACAAGCGATGGGGTGGGTGATGGCTTACGATCCTGTATCAATGGCGTTCCCGAACATCCAAGCCGACATGATGCGCGGACAGCGCGACATGCAGATGGCCGACATGTTCGCGAACTCCGGCTATGTGCAGAATTCCGGGCCGTGGGGCGTCCTCGCGCAGATGGCGCAGGCGTGGGCGGGTGGAAAGCTCGCCAAGCGCGGCGAGGAACGCATCGCGGACGCCCTGCGCCGTCAGTTCGAAGAGGACACCAAGGCGCGCGAGCGTGAGGCAGAGCAGGCGGCGAAGGCTGAGGAGGCCGCGTATCAGCGTGACGTTGGGCGGCGTCGCGCAGAAAAGTCCGATCCGATTCTGAACCCTCAGACCGCGCGCGAACCGATCAAGCTTGGGAACCAACTCGTTCGCTACAACGATGATGGCACCGTGCAAAAACTGTACGAGGTCCCACGTGCGCCGCAGGCCGACCGCCAGCCTACATCGTTTGAAGTTCAGATGGAGATTGCTCGCCAGCTTGGCGCCACGCCTGAGCAGTTGCGCGACTTGGCGCTTGGACAGAAGCCAGCCGGTGAAATGTCCGTGCGCGATCAGATCGCGCTGCGCAAAGAGGATCAGGCGAATCAAACTCGTGGCGCAGCTATCGACAATGCGATGGCCGTCATCGCTGACATGGAGGCCGCGACTAAGCGCGGAGTCGGCGGCCCTGTCGCGGGAAGCGATTGGAACCCGCTAACAAGTACTATTTTCGGCAACGCGACCGGCGGCCAAGATATCGAAAAATTCAATGCTGACGCAAGCGCGCTGCAGGATGAGCTGTCTCGCATCCAGCGAATTCCCGGAATCGGAACACAGACTGATTTCGAGTTGCGCCAGATGATGCGCGCGATGCCAACCGCTAGCATGAGCGAATCGACCCGAACCGAGGCGCTTGCGAGAATTCGAAAAAAACTTGAGGCGCTTAAAATCAGTGGCGGCGAACAACCTAATAGCGCAAGCGACACCGCTGAATCACTACCTGTCGATGGCGCAAAGAAAGCGCCAGACGGGAATTGGTACTTGTACCAGAATGGGCAATATCTCCGCGTGGACATGTGACCAATGCCTAAGCTGACGCCAGTCAACTACAACCCATTCGAGCAGTCTGGCAGGTCAGGCGCAGTCCCGGTCTTGACTCCTGTCCAAGGAAACCCGTTCGATCCGGAATACGGCACCGGGCAAGCCCTGCTGATCGGCGCTGGTCGCGGCATGACGGACACCGGCATGGCCGCCTTGCAGCGCGGCGCTGAACTGTCGACTGGCGAAGGCCTGATCGGCAAACTGGCGCTGTTGAACCCGGCAACGCAAGCGATGATCCTGGCGAACAATGCCACAGGCGCCGCCGGCATGATCTCTGACAAGGCGAACGAAATCCTTGGGCGCTACGGCGAAGAATCCGACTTGTACCAGCGCAACAAGGACAATCTCGGGACCGCTGGAACTGTCGGCGAAATAGGCGGCCGTGTCGTCGCATCGCTGCCGCTTGGCGCTGCCGGCGGCGGTGGCGTGGCCGGCGGAATCCAATCCGGCATGCTGGCCGGCGCAGTCTCGACCCCGACGCGATCGGATGCCGACACCGTGCAGAACATCGCGCTTGGCGGCGCATTCGGAGCGCTGATTCCGGGCCTGATCGAAGGCGGAAAGGTGACGCGCGGCGCAGTGCGCAAGCTGTCGGACTGGCTGCGTCAGTCGATGCCGAACGTCACAGCGAAATCCCGCGAGCAGGCTGCGGCGCAGATACTGCGCGAGGCTGCGGCGAATCCGGCTGCGCTCGCGAAGGCTGCGAATCCGCAACAGTTCGTGCCTGGCACGGTGCAGACGCTGGCCGAGGCGACGGACGATGTCGGGATCGCGGGGCTTCACAGAACGCTGCAGAACACGCCGGAATATGCCGGACGCGTGGCGCAGATGGCGAGCCAGAACAACGCGGCGCGCGTCGATGCGCTGCGGGCTGCATTCGGTGGCGCTGATGAAGCCGCGGCGGCCCGGTTGGAGGCTGCGCGCAATCAGGCGACGCTGCCACTGCTCGACAAGGCGCGCAAGGTCGGTGGCGTGAACATCAAGCCGACCGTAAAGCTGGCCGATCGCATCATCAAGTCGCGCGAAGGCAACGATACCGTCGTCAACGTCGTGTCTCGCGTGCGCGACATCCTGAGCCGTGACGGCATGGACGAAGTCCAGAAGCTGCACAATGCGCGACAGGAAATCGGGAACATCATCGGCGGCCTGAGTCCGGAGAAAGAGGCCGGCAAGGCCGCGACGCGCGAGCTGCTGTCTATCCGCCAGTCGCTCGACGCGCAGATCGGCAAGGCATCGCCGGAGTTTCGTCAGTTCCTCAAGCAATACGCCGCCATGAGCCGCGAGGCCGGGCAGATTCGCATGGGCGCGGAATTGCTCGGTAAGGGATCGCAGACGCTGGACGCTGTTGGTAACCCGACGCTGTCGCCGGCGCAGTTCGCTCGTGCCGCCAATGATCTTGACCGCGTCGCCCGCGCGGCGACTGGATTCCGGAAAGAAACCGCCGAACGGTTGATGACACCCGATCAACGGGCGGTTACTGGCGCTGTGCGTTCTGACTTGGACCGAGTGGCGCGATTGATGCAGGGCAAGGCGCCCGGATCGAACACCGTGCAGAACGCGGTCGGCATGCAGCGCCTGCAGGAATCGCTCGGCGGCGACCTGACTGCGCCGCTGATTCCAGGATGGCTTGGCCGCGTCATGCAGCCGCTTGAAGGGCTGCGTCGTTTCTACGGCGACAAGACTCTGAAAGTCGTTCAGGACGCCATGCTTGATCCGGCGCGCGCCAATCAGTTGTTGGCGAAGATGCCGGCAGCGCAACGCCAGCAAACCATGGCGTTGTTCCAGACTCCGGAATTTCAGGCTGCCATGCAGGCGCTGTCGCGGTATTCCGCACCGGCGACGGCATCCGTCGCGACCGGACAGTAACCGCAGACAGCAGAGGCCAGCATGCCCACCTACACCTACCGTTGCGATACGTGCACCCACGTACAGGACGAATTCAACCGCGTGGCCGAGTGCGAGTCCGCGGCGCCGATGTGCTGCGGCGAGCGCATGTCCATCAAGATCCAGCCTGTCATGGGCAGCGTGCAGGGTGAATGCCACTATCGCTGCCCGGCGACCGGCCAATGGGTCACATCGTGGAAACAGCGCAACGAGATTTTCAAGCGCCACAACCTGATGGACGCCCGCGACATGAATCCGGGATTCGTCAAGCGCGAATCGGACGCGCAGATCGCACGCGACGAAGCCATCGCGGCGGAAATGGACATGCCGGAAGGATTCGATCACGACGCCATCATGTCGCAACTGATGGACGAAAAACTCGCCGGTCAGCCGGCATAACGGGAGACACACATGCGAATCGAGAATGACCCGAGCGGCGACGATGGCGAGATCGAAGTCGACAGCGCCACAGCGATGAAGGACGCGTTCGGCGCGGCATTTGACGAAGCGGCAGGGAACGAGGATGGCGTCGCGGTCGCTACCGGCGCAGCGCCGCCGGCTGGTCAGGCTGCGGCAGCCACGCCAGCCGCCGGCGCGCCGCCAGCGTTCACGAAGCACAACGCCCCCGCGCGCTGGCACGAGGACGCGAAAAAGGCATGGGACGCGCTGTATGGCTACGAGGGCGCGCATGCCCACATGGAGGCCATCAATTCGCAGTGGTCTCGTGCGCAGGCGTACCTGACGCAGCAGGAACAGCAACGGTCGCAGCTTGAGCGCCAGTGGCAGCCGATCCAAGAGATGATCGCGCCGTTTTCGCAGCATTGGGCGCAGCAAGGCATGGACACGCAGCAAGGCTTGCGCCAGTTGTTCGGCTACGCCCAGGCGCTCGCTACCAATCCGGCCGAGACGCTGTTACAATTGGCCGAAATGTACGGCGTCGACCTGCAAAAGCAGTTCGAAGATCGGCCATACGTTGACCCTGCAACGGAAACGCTGCAGTGGAAGCTTCAAGAGTTGGAATCGCGCCTCTCCTATCAGGATGAACACGCGCGCAGGGCCCAACACATGCAGTTGTCCGACACCGTCCGCGCGTTTGCGGAGGCCAAGGACGCAAGCGGCAATTTGCTGCATCCGCATTTCGAAGATGAAGGCGTGTTCAACGATATGTTGCGCGCGGTGGGCATGGGGTACGCACAGGACCCCGAAACCGCATACAACATCGTCGTCAACAGCAGGCCAGACATCCGTGAGAAAATCGCCGCCCAACAAAAGGCCGCGGAGGATGCCAAAGCGATCGCAGCGGCCCGTCAGAAGACGGCAACCGTCACGCGGATTGTCGGTGCGTCAGGTACGGTCAAAGGCAACGGCAAAGGTGCAGCGCCGGCCATGAGCATGCGCGACGCCTTCGAAGATGCGCACGCGAGCCTCAGCCGCAGTCGTTGACGGGAAATCCTGACCGACTCGTGACGTGGCCGCGCAACCCCTGCAAATCCACGTCATGAGGTGACGAAATGGCATACCCCAATCTTGGCGACCTTGTCGCCACTACCGCGCGAAAGTTCACGCGCGACATTCAGGACAACGTCCTGCTCGACAACGGCCTGTTGAATTTCCTCAAGGACAAGGGGAAGGTCAAGGGCGGCGTCAGCGGTCGCACGCTGGTTGATCCGTTCATCTACGGCGACAATTCATCCGTCCAGTGGTACAGCGGATACGACACGTTCACCCCGCCGACCACGCAGCAGGTGTTCGACGGCGCCGAGTACCAGTGGAAGCAGCTCGGCGGCTTTATCTCGATTTCGGGCCGCGACCGCAAGATGAACCGCGGCAAGGAAGAGCAGTTCTCGTTCTTCAAAACCCGCCTGAAGCAGATCAAATCGCAGCTCAAGAACACGCTCGGCCTGTCCCTGTACTCGGACGGCACTGGCTCAGGTGGCAAGGAAATCGGCGGCCTGCAGCTGCTTGTTGCTGACAACCCGACCGCAGCCGGCACCGTTGGCGGCATCAACCAGGTCACCTATTCCTGGTGGCGCAACAAGTACAGCGCCGCCGCGGCGACGACCGCCTCCAACATCCGTGGCCGCATGAACAGCATGTGGTTGGAAATCAAGCGAGAATCGGACGTTCCGGACGTGTGGGCGGCGGACTCGTACATGTACGAGTTGTACTGGGAAGCCCTGCAGGATCTGCAGCGCATCATGTCTGCGGAGTCGGGTGATTCCGGATACAAGAACCTGTACTTCAAGGGTGCCCCGGTGATCTATGACGGCCGCTGCCCGACGAAGCACATGTACGCCCTGAACACGGAAGAGATCGCGCTCACCGCGAACAGCGACGCCGAAGACACGTTCTTCGAAGTCGGCGACGCGCGCCAGGTCACGAACGCCGACTATGAGGTCGTGCCGATCTGGTTCATGGGCACGATGCACACCGGCCGCCGCGCTGGTCACGGCGTCATCATCGCAAGCTAACCGGAGCCGCTACCATGCCCCTGCAAGACTCTTACGCCTGCCTTGTCGTCAAGGCCGTCCCCACCGATACCGCGACCACTGACGGCGCGTCTGTTGCCGTTCCGTTCACCGGCTCCGGCTACGTGGTCCGTGCTGTGCACGTCTACAATTCGCGCATCCTGTCGACGGGCGCGACGGCCGACAATTCGACCGCGACGCTCGGCGTATTCGGCGCGTCTGGCGGCAGTTCGCCAACCATCGTCGCAAACGCCGCGTTGACCACGCACACCGGCAAGACCATCGTTTCGTCCCGCACGGTTGCGGCGACGGCGACCACGCCGATCGTCACCGCATCGACCCTGTACATTCGCACCGGCACCGCGTCCGGCGTGACTGGCTCCGGTGTTGATGTCGTGATCGAGTACAGCGCGCTGCCGTAACCCGGCCGTGCGTCGGTGATACCATCCAAGGGCCGGCCATTGCGTCGGCCCTTGTGTTTTCCATCCTAGGAGACCGCCGTGGCGGAATTGAACGAGAAACAGCTGGACGACATCGTGCGCCAACAGCTTTGGGGCGCCAAGCGCATCGCCGCGTGGTTCACGCTGCAGCCGGTGCGCAATACCGTTGAATCCGAGAAACAGGGATTCCCGGTCTACGATGAACGCCCGTACATCATGGTGTTGAAGGACGACGAACGCGATCACGTCAGCGTTCCGGCGACCGCGGACCATATCCGCCAGTTCCCGTCCGAGTGGCAGCGGTTCCGCGACAACATCAAGTCGCCGCGCATGCCGCTGCAGGGGCTTCCCGGCATCAATCCGGCGTCAATTGCGGCGCTGAACGAGCTCGGAATCTTCACGATCGAAGACTTGGTTGCGGCCGAGATCACGACCGACCGCGTTTTGCAGGCGCGCGAGATCACCGACGAGATGATTGATCAGGATCTCGATTACCTCGGCGACATCGCCCCGAAGCGTGCTGTACCGGCGACGCTGGCGCGCTGGCGCGACGTGGCGATGCACTACATCGTGTTCCGGGCCAAGGCCAGCGGCAAGACGCCGCCGACGCTGCGGTTGTTCAACGGGCACTATGAGCTCGCCACGGTGACGCCGGCCACGGCCGAGCCGCAGATCGCAGTTCCGGACGCATGGGGGAATGCAGCATGATCCACGACGCACGCAATGAGCCGACCGCGCCAATCCTCGACGACAAGGTGTGGAAGGTGCCACACGTCGTCGACGCCGGCACGGTCGTCTGGCGCGAACCGCGAACCGATGCCGAGCGCGCGCTGGTGGCCGCCCACATCGAAGAGCAGGAGGCCGTGCAGGCCGTCCGCGCCCGCAGGCAGGCCGCAGGTGCGGGGGCGTCTCAGAAACGCACTGCTGAGGCTCCAGGTGAGCCGGCGACCGCGTCCAGTGGTGAGCCTGACCAGTTCTGACCAGTAACCGGAGCCCGACGACATGGCGATGACACTTCTACAGGCCGCGCAGCAAGTCGCGGGCGAATCCGGGTTCGAAGTGCCGGCGGCAGTCGTCGGCGCTACGGACGGCAGCGCGCAGTATCAGTACCTCGCGAACGCGACCGTGCGGACGCTGCGCCGGTACGAATGGCAGAAGCTGCGCAAGGACGGGTCCATCACCCTGACCAGCGCGACGGAATACACGTTGCCGACCGACTTCTGGTCGATCATCCCGGACACGCTGTGGCCGTACTCGGCGGGCCGGCCGGCTGACATGCCGGTGACGACCTCACGATGGGCGCAGCTGAAAGCCATGATCGGGATTTCGTCGATCGCGTTCAATTGCCGATTCCTCAACAACAAGCTAGCCGTGCAAAACCCGCAGGCCGGCTATGTGATGAACTTCGAGTACGTCTCGAAGAATGGCATCGAATCGAGCCTGGGCGTCGCGAAAGAGCTGTTCACCGCCGACAGTGACGTGTGCCTGCTCGACGATGAGCTGTTCGTGCGCGACTTGAAATGGCGGTGGAAGAAGGAAAAGGGCATCGACGACTGGCCGGCCGATTTCGAGGACTTCTCGAAGTACCTGCACTACCGCCAAGGCGTCGATGCCGGAGCGCAGACCATCACGGCGACGAAAAACGTCGTGTTCCCGGAACCGTACACGAATCTTTGGGTGGCTTGATGCCGACTGTCTCTATCCCGGCGCCGTTCGGCGGCCTGAACGCCCGCGACGCCGTAACGGCGATGCCTGCTCAGGATGCCATCCGGTTATTCGACTGGATTCCGCGAGGAACGTTCGTGGAAACGGCGCCGCCAGTGGAGGATTTTTACTCCGGCCCGAACCGCGTATTCACTCTCGCGCCGTACGAGGTAGGCGCGTCCAAGAAGCTGCTTGCTGCAGTGGAGACATCCGCGTTTTCTGGATCATGGGACATTGTTGAAGTTTCGATCGGAACGCCGTCGACGCTGAAAGCGGCTCAGAGCGGCGGGATCTACAGCTTCACGATCTTCAATTCCCTGATGGTGTTGTGCAATGGCGTGGACACGCCGCAGGTCTACAACGGCACGACGTGCTCGAATATCGCAGTGACCGGCGTCACGGCAACGACGCTACGCGGCGTGATCACGTTCAAGGGCCGCTGCTACTACTGGCAGAACAACGCGCAATCGTTCTGGTATGCCCCAGCTGGCTCGTATCAAGGAGCGCTGGCCGAGTTCCCGATCAGCACGTTCACGACGCTAGGCGGCAAGGTCACGTTGCTATGCACGATCACGCGCGACGGCGGCGAAGGCGCCGATGACCTGTTCTGCGTCGTGATGTCGACGGGCGAGATTCTGGTGTACCAGGGTGACGATCCGGCAGGCGCGTTTTCTTGGGAGATGATCGGGCGGTTCAAGTGTCCAAGGCCGCTTGGACTTCGCAGCGCGCATCGGTATGGCCGCACCACGCTTCTGATGACAGAAGAAGGAATCATAGACATTGCAGCCGTGCTTTCCGGGACGATATACCCTGCATTCTCAGACAAGGTAATCGCAATCACCACGCTCAAGGATGAAAACTACGCGAGCGGAGATTCTCGCGACCTTGCATGCGCGGTGGACTCTCAAGAATCCATGTCGACGATGTTCCTGCCGAACAACGTCTACACGCAGTTCCCGGCGTTCAGCTCGATACCGATTTGCGTCGAACGCGCCACGGGCCAATGGTGGAATTACATGGGATCCGCTGGGGACTTCTTGTCTGGCGGCGTGGGAACTCCTGCATGCGCGTGTTCGTTCGATGGGCGCACGTATTTCGGCGCAAGCGCGACCACTGGCAGCTCCATCCTTGTCATGCAGGCGCCGCCAGCCCCTGCATTTGTTTCGCCTGCGGTTATCAGCAAGGTTTGGCGCAACTGCAGCGTTTCTGGCATTTCTTTCGCGGTGACGTTCAATAGCGCGGTGCTGACCGATTACTACAACCCGGAAAACACGACACTAGCACCATACACAGGGGTTTCGTCTTACCAGCCGGCGCCGTCGTTCCTGATATCCCAGGCGACCGCAGTGCAAACGGTCTACGACAGTAGCGAAAACTACTGGGGGTCAACTCCGAAGCTTCGCTGGTACATGACGAACCTGAGGATCAAGACCGGCGGCAAGCGGTGACGAAAACATCGGCCACACGACACAGGCAGTGACCCCATGACGAAGATCGAGCGCAACAACGATTTCACCATGCGCGAGCAGATCAGCACGGCGCTGACGGATCTTGAAACTGACGCCGCCGACCTGCGCGCCGAAGTGGAGGCCATCGACGCCCGCGTCGTCACGCTTGAAGCGAACATCGGCTATGCCCTGTTCGTCCAGTCGCCAGAATTCGACCCGGCTGACTCGACTACGTATTACTTCGGGGCGCTACCTATCGCGCCAGCAACGTCTGGTGCAGAACGCCGCCTGCATGTCCCGCGCGCCGGAACGATCACGCGCGTCGACGTGACCAGCTACGCGAAAACGGCGGGTTCTGCGGAGTCTGTTTCGCTGTACGTGCGCAAGAACGACACGACCGACACACTGGTTGCGACGGTGTCAGCCGCGGCGAACCTGCGGTATTTCCAGGCCACGGGCCTGTCGATTGCCGTAGCTGCCGGCGACTACATCGAGATGAAGCTCGTGTGCCCGGCGTGGGGGACAAACCCGCTTGGGTTGTACATGGCCGGGAACGTGTTCGTGAAGTGATTGAAGAGAGCGGCCGGTGCTGATCTCCGGCATGATCCCCTAGCCGAATGGGTCGCTTACAAGGGGATCGGCCTTGCATAGAACTAGGTGGCCACACCTATGCAAACCCGCTTATGTCCCTGCGCATCAGCCTGCGCATTCGCTCTCAAGGATGGCGGCTGTTCCGGCGTCCCGGACTCGCTGGCATGGGCTCGAACCACGCAATGCCTGACCTAAACGGTCGCCGCTGTTCCATTCGCGTTCAGCGCAACCGCCATCCTTCAAAGCACCCCGTTCCGCACGGGGTCACGCGTCAGTCGCAGCGCCGGCTGATGCTGTCCTGACATTACCCATTCGGACTCGGGGCGTATAGGTTCGCCAACCTTGCGCGGTTGCAGTGACTATACCGCATGATGCGCTGGACGCAACTACCGTTCATCGGAAACTCGGCCGCTGAACTGTCACGACGCGGCCGGCCGGCAACATCATCCGAGAAGGAGAGGCCGCATGCTGGCGCCCGCGCAACGCGCTGATACCCGGACTGCTGCTGCGGTGGTTTTCGCATGTCAGGGCACGCCCGCTTATCCCTGCTGCCGTTATCCCGTTAGGGCCGCCGGCAGTGCGGTGCTCGAACATCCCGATCATACATCCCGGACTTCATATCCTAGCAAATCGGCCTCGGCGCCCTTGGCGATTTCTGACGCCGAGACTTCGCGGAGTTTGTAGTTCGCGTTTGCCATATTGGTTCCTTGGTGATCGTTATCATGGTGTTTCGGTTGCGGTGCGTGGTTATCCCGACTTTTCGGTCTGAGAACGGGTGTTAGCGGGCACGCTCCGCAACATCCTCAGCGGTCACATACACCTCGCGCGACTTTCCGACACACCGCCATACGTTTGTGCCCGCGAGGTGCTTGGCTACCCATGCTTTCAAAAGCGCGTTGAGTTCGGCGACCGCTTCCTTGCTCGCGGCGTAGGCGTCTTCTGCGGCCTCGCCCACCTCGCCGTAAAGCTGATCCTCCGCATTCTCAAGGATCATTTCCGCATCCATGAATGCGGCAAGGTCGACCGCTTCTGTGTCAATTTCGTAGTACACCGCGCCCTCCATCAATCGACCATCGCCTTCCAATGCGTCAATCGCTTCGTCAGGCTCTTGGTATCGGAAGTCTTCGTCATCGGTGCTGTATGCCGTGTCCATCGTGTTGCCCTCTAACTATTCGCTCGTGCAGACCCGCTGCACGCGGTTCGTTCTGTCCGCAGCCTTGCGGCGGCGGGCTGCACAGCTCAGGTGTTATGCACCAACAAACCCCTTGTTCCCGTTCATCCATGCCTCCTGAAAATCAGGCAGCGGCGCACTTTCAACCTTCACTTGGTGGCCGTCGAAATCGGACCAGTTCATGTTGTTCACGGCCCAGTCCTGGATTTCGTAGTCGTCCGACTCAAACAGAGGAATCGTGTCTTCTGCCAGGCTCCGCTCAACGTCGCCGTCAAACTCTCTGGCGTAGTGCGTTGCCCTGTTCCGGGCAATCATTTCCACCGGCACGCCCCACTTGCTGCCATCGGGCATTTCAACCGTCATCATCTTGTGCATTTCGTTCTCCTAAAAAGTCGTTGCATAACATTACGGTCAAGCCGACGCCTTCGGCGCGGCTTAATTCAGGCGTTATGCGGCATTGTCGTCGCGAGCTTTGGCGCGAGCGCGCTGCTCATCTGCCTCGCTTCGCTTCACACGCCACAGCACACGACGCAATAAATTCGCCACGCGGCGGCGCGTCAATTCGAACTCGACGCTGTCGGGCTTCGGGTCTTTGCACGGGTATCGCTTCGCCATCTTCGCCTCCCTCGCGGTCAAAGCCGCCTAACCAATCATTCCCGCGGACCCGTTCCGGGCCGCTGAATTCGGGTGTCTGTGGCCCCGCCCGCCGCTGCCGTGGGGTCTCCGCGTTTCGCGGCACCGGCAGCGGGCTCGAGCGGGATAGTGGTTATTCGATGTCGCGTCGCGTATAGCCGTCGTAATAGTTCCACATGCCGTAAATGAGCATGAAGATGACGGCCCATGGTGCGGCAGACATCAGCACAGGCGTCATTGCAGACGCGGTAACGGCAAGGTCTGCAATTCTTCTCTTTGCAATCTTGGTCATAGATATGCTCTGGCGGGATGGGTTAGCCGATCGGGGCACGGTCAGCGGGCTCGGGCGGGATGGGGTTAGGCGGCAGAATCAGCCGACACAGACTCCGAGGCCGCCGGCATTCCGAACGGCTGCGCAATCTGAATCCCGATATTTTCCAGCGCCAGTTTCGCGCGCCCGATTCGGTGCTGGCGGATCATGGCGAGTTCGTCAGGCGCGAACCCGGGCGCATCCATGTCGATCGGCTGCGCGGCGACCATGTACTGGTTCAGCGCGGCGATGGTGTCGTCGATCTTGTCCTCGCGGATTACGGCGGTCATGGGGTGGCTCCAGGTTAGAAGTCTGAGTCTGCGGTAGTGGTGGCGCCATCAGGCTGCTCTGCGGGCTCCTGCGCGGTCTGCGGGGCATTCTGAGGCTGTGCGGCAACGGAGTCGAACACGCGCGGCCGGCGCTGCGTGTTTTCTGCGGACTGCGTAGGCTGACTGATGACTTCGCCAGTGCCGCGGTCGAAATCGATCTCGGAATCTGCAGCCTCCAAAATCCGGGCCTCGCGGTCGTCGAGCCCGGTCAGCGGGAGCGACTTGAACAGCCGGCGGCCGACGGTCTTGCGCGCGGCCTCGCCATACCATTTCGTCCAGAGGTCGCCGTTCTTGCCGCGGCTGACGGAACGGACGCGCTCGATGTCTTCCTTCCCCATGACTTCGAGGTACACGTTCCCGGCGGCGTCCTTCGCCTGAGCCCACGCGCCGATCACGTCGCCGCGCGGCTGATCGAGCGGTGCCGGCTTGTGGGTCATGGTCGATTCGATGCCGAGTTCGTACTCGAAGAAGTCGGCCTTGTGGACGACGCCGGTTGCCATCGCGATTCCGTGTTTGGCGGCGATGTTGCGCAGGCCGCCGATCATCGGCATGTACTGGACAGCGTTGCCGAACATGACAAGCGCGGCCTGCTTGCCGTCGGGCAGCAAACCGTCCTGCGCGCACCGGGTCACGGCGTTGTACAGGCTGGTGCGATCGCCGTTGACGACGGCCGGGTTCTGCTGGATCGCGGTCAACGTGACGCGCGTGAAGCGGTCGACGCTGACACCGGGCGGCAGCGCCTGTGCCAGCTTGGACTTGAATTCGGGCGTCTGGATCGTGGTGCAGACGTGGGCGACGAGGTCGTTAGCCATTTCGTATGTCTCCTAGGGTTTGTGGGTTACTTCGATTTAACAGCCGTAACGCGGAAACTGCGATACCCGTTCCGCGCGCCGACGTACTGGCCGACCATGTCCGGCGTGATCAGCGTGCCCGGTGACGGTGCGACCATGCCTGCGCTGATCGTGAATCCCTGAGCCAGCACGCGCTCGGCGTCGCCGACCAGCGTCAGGATTTCGGCCTTGCGTGCGTCGGCGAGTTCTTCGAGATCCTTGGCCTCGCGTTTGAGTCGTGCGTATTCCGCAACGGCCGCGGCGATGGTGGCATCACCGCGGGCGTCGAACAGTTTTCCCGGCTCCGCGAACTGATGCATGCGGATCACGGCCGCGGCGTCGTCCGGCATGACAGGATCGGGCGCTACGCCGGCATCGATACTGTCCCAAAACGCGCGGGCCTGATCGCGAATTGCCGCATGGACTGCGGCATCGGCATCACGCCGCAGCACGCGCACGTCGTTGCCGCCGATCAGCACGCCGATGTAGGCGACGCTGAGCCCGGACACCAGAAGCTGGTGCTGCACCTGCAGTTCGATGTGTGCTGGCGCTTCGATGAAGTCGTCGGTCACGGTCCAGCCGTTGCGGAAGGCGAGCGCGTCGACGGTTTTGATTTCGAGGATGGCGTCGTATGCAGTGGCCGAGCCGGTCGGGCTGTAAATCAGGAAATCGAAACTTGATCCGATCCGCAGCTCCGGGTCGCGGACGTATTCCTTGAATGGCCGGATGATCCAGCCCTGGTCCTCGGCGATGCCCGCGGCGATGCTGGCCTCCAGCCGCGAGCCCCACGTCATGCGCGCGTTCTGCGCGACGGGTGTCGGCGTGCCCGAGCGTTTCTCGTGCCACAGCTCAAACTTCGTCTTGTACGGCGACATACCGAACAGTGCCGCAACGTCCGTGCTGGTCAGATCCTGAGCGCGCAGGCTGAGCCAGTGTTCGCGGTCGCGCGGGGTGATGGTTTGGCGGGTCATGCTGCGGCTCCGGTGATGATCTTGTCGGCAGCATCGGCAGCGGCATACAGCGCGCCGGCAAACTGGCGAGCTTCGGCTGGCGTCAGTTGCCTGATGTCGACCTCGATGCCGGGAAACTCTTGACCGATGGTCGTCGATACCCATGCCTGGCCGGGGTAAATACTGGACTCGACGCAGCGCACCGTGGCGCTACGCTGTCCGCTGAACTGAATTCGCGTGTGCATGCTGTGTTCTCCCTGGTTCAATTCCCGCTCAAGTGATGCGGTAAGCGCAACACTAGCCGCGCCGATTCCCCATGTCAACACCCCGCACAGGATGTTGCAACCATCGCAACGCCATGTCATACTGGCCGCATGAAGACCCCTGCCGAAATCGTGATCCGTGAACTCCGCCGTGCTGGCGTGTCCATGCGCGCCATCGCTCGTCATCTGGACATCGCGCCGTCTACCGTTCTGCGCTGGCCCAGATCCCGGGCAGAGGGCGGAACTGACGGGCTTGTGCCGTCGCGGTATCATCGCGACCTGTTGGCGCTCGCCCGCAGGACTGGGGCCGCGCTGTCGGCGGATGATCTGGTCTACGGGAGGCGGTGATGCGGTGGATGCGACGGTGGCGTTGGACGTGCGCGGCAGTGACATGGGGGTTGGCGTTGATGGCTACGGCGGCACATGCCGCATTCGGGCCGGCGCAGGCGGGTGTGGACTGGAAGACCATCGCAGTCGCAGCCATCGGGTTCGTCTCGATTCTGGTCGGCGTATATGCCCGGACGCTGGAGCGTCGCATCGATCTCGCCGAGAAGGGCGTCGACGAACAAGAGCGCCGCCTATCCGACCTGATCGTGAATCTGGCGCGCGATCACTTCACGAAGGCCGAGATTAACGCCACGTACTCCGAACTGAAAAACTCGATTTCTGCACTACACCGCAGGCTCGACACGCTGGACGTGCAGAAGGTGCACTATCAGCGAAGCCATGCGACTGATGGAGATCCGTCATGACTCGCGCGTTCGATGCTGCACTGAAAGTCGTTCTGCACCACGAGGGAGGGTTCGTCGACCATCCGAAAGACCCGGGCGGGCGGACGAACATGGGGATCACGCAGAAGACGCTTGACCGCGCACGACTGATCGACGCGTCGCTGCCGGTTGATGTCCGCAATATCAGCGATCGTCACGCCGCGAGCATTTACCTGCGCGATTACTGGCGACCTGTTTCTGGCGACGATCTGCCCGAAGGCGTGGCGATGATTGTGTTCGATTGCGCGGTGAATCAGGGCGTTGGTCGAGCGATCACGATTTTGCAAGAGGCCGCCGGGTGCGCGCCTGACGGGATCGTTGGGTACGCGACGAAGGCTGCCGTGGAGCGATCCAATCCTGTGAACCTGATCCGCGAAATCGCCGCGCGCCGCGCTTGGGCGTACATGAAGCTCGACAATCTCGACGACACGTTCGGCCTCGGTTGGGCGCGGCGACTGTTCGATGTTTACGACTGCGCCATCGCTGTGACGAAGGTGGGCGCATGATCGCCCGCCACACCGCCACCATGCTGATCCGCCTGCTGCTGACCGTGGGCGTGTTCGCGATCTTCGCCGTGATGTCCTACGCGGTACTGACCGGGCAAGTCACGACGGCGCAGGTTCTGCGCGACGTGGTGATGGTGATCATCGGCGCCATCATCACGCAGTTCAACAACGCGATGAATTACTGGCTGGGCACCAGTCAGGGATCGGCCGACAAGACGCAAGAACTGTCGGCGTCAGGTAACAGGCAACCGGAGCAGCGCAAATGACCGACTGGAACAAGTGGAAGGACGAGGCCGAGGAATTGAAGGACCGCGGCAGCAAGGCAAACCGCGACATCCGCGGATGGTGGGCGGCACGCAGCGAGAAGCAGCGGCGGGTGATTCGCGTTGCGCTGGCTGCGGTGGCGCTGGCCGTGATCGTGCTGGTGGCGCGCTAACGTGTGGCTCGTGGCGATGCTAGGAGGCACGCGCGCGACACTGTTCGCTGCCGCCATGGCGATCGCGTGGCTGGCCTGCGGCGTGCAGTATTCGCGCCTTCAGTCTGCCCGTGCTGACATTGCCGAGCGTGACACCACCATCGCCAACCTGCGCGCCGAGGCCGCCACGCTCCGCGGCGCCAATCACTCGAACTAGGCCACGATCCATAACCTGCGCGCGGCGAACGCCGAACTGGCCGACGCCGCGCGCGCCAACCAAGCCGAAGCGGAACGCGTCGCCGCCAAGCTGCAGAACGAACGCGACCGCCTGCAGGGGGAACTGCTGGCGGAACGCAAGCGACGCGCTGAAATCTATCAGGGAGACGACTATGCGAAACGATGGGCTGAAACTGCTGTGCCTGCTGCTGTTGCTGACAGGCTGCTCCGCGACACCGAAACGCTGCGAACCGATCGTTCAGACTGAGACCGTAACGGTTCAGACGCCGGTTTTCGTTCCGCTGCCTGAGGCACTGACTGCGCCGGTTGCTGAGCCGGTCGCGCCGGGCGTGGCGATGACGAACGAGGCGCTGGTCGACTGGCTGGAGGAGATGCGGGCGGCGTTGCGGGAGGCGAATGCGAAGTTGGCGGGGGTGCGTTTGAAGCAGCCGGGGGAGGCGCCGTGAGCCGCGTCGAAGTTATTGGCAACGCCACTCTCTACCTCGGCGACTGCCTCGAAGTCCTGCGCACGCTGCCCGACAACAGCGTTGACAGCGTGGTGACTGACCCGCCCTATGGGCTCAAGTTCATGGGTAAGAAGTGGGACCACGACGTTCCGCCCGTGGAAGTGTGGGCCGAATGCCTGCGCGTGCTGAAACCGGGTGGGCACCTGCTCGCGTTTGCTGGCACCCGCACCCAACACCGGATGGCCGCTCGCATTGAAGACGCCGGGTTTGAAATCAGGGACATGATCGCGTGGGTGTACGGGTCGGGGTTTCCCAAGTCTTTGGACGTGAGCAAGGCCATCGACAAGGCGGCAGGCGCACGGGGCCATGACGCCGTAGGGTTTAATGCCGCCGGAATTGGCAAGAGCAACGGCGGCAGCAAGTTCCGAAGCGATCATCCCGACTACGTGAAGCCCGTGGCGATCACCGAAGCCGCCCAGCAATGGCAAGGCTGCGGCACCGCCCTGAAACCCGCGCTCGAACCGATCACGATGGCGCGCAAGCCACTGGTGGGCACCGTGGCGGCGAACGTGCTGGCGCATGGCACGGGGGCGCTGAACATTGATGGGTGCCGCGTAGGCGTGGAAGGCGGCACTTCGCGCAGCATGCAGGCGAGCTACCCAAAGAACCCGGACGGAACAGAAGACCGCAGCGGTTCATGGGCCAGAACTGGACATGAAATTCTGGCGCTGGATGCTGGCCGCTGGCCTGCCAACGTCATCCACGACGGCAGCGACGAGGTGGTGGCGGGGTTTCCTGACGTAAAGGGGGCTGTCAGCAACGGTCGCAAAGGCAAGGCGGGTATCTACGAAGACGGCATCGGGTCGGCTGCACAAGCCCCCGGCTACGCAGACACCGGCAGCGCCGCCCGCTTCTTCTACTGCGCCAAGGCCAGCAAGTCCGACCGCAACAGCGGCGCCGGCAACACCCACCCCACCGTCAAGCCAACCAACCTGATGCGCTACCTGTGCCGCCTGGTCACGCCAGCCGGCGGTGCCGTGCTCGATCCGTACATGGGCAGCGGAACTACCGGCGTGGCTTGCCACCAGACGCAGCGCGCCTTCATCGGCATCGAGCGCGAACCCAAATATTTCGACATCGCCTGCCGCCGCATCGAAGACGCGCAGCGTCAAGGCAGGTTAATTACATGATCGAACTCCGCCCCTACCAATCCGACTGCATCGCCGGCCTGCGCGGAGCCTTCACCAGCGGGTTTCACTCGCCGCTGCTAGTCTCGCCGACGGGCTCGGGCAAGACCGTCATGTTCTCATTCATGACCGGCCGCCTGATCGAATCCGGCAAGCGAATCGTCCTGCTCTGCCACCGCGAGGAGCTGATCGAGCAGATCAGTCGCACGCTGACGGCGTTCAACGTCGCCCACGGGATCATCAGTGCTGGCAGCGGCTACGATCGCCGACAGATGGCGCACGTGGCGTCGGTGTTCACGCTCGCGCGCCGGCTGGATCGCGTCGAGGTTCCGGACTATGTGATCTGTGACGAAGCGCACCACGGCGTCGCCGGCAGCACGTGGGGCAAGGTCATCGCGTACTGGCGCGAGCGGAACCCGAAGCTGCGCCTGATCGGCGTCACGGCCACGCCGGAGCGGCTGAGCGGCGAGGGTCTGGGCGAGACGTTCGACACGATGGTACTCGGCCCGACGACGCGCGAGCTGATCGACCTGCAGGCGCTGGCGCCGTATCGGCTGTTCGCGCCACGGCAGGCCGTCGACCTGTCAGGCATCGGCAAGCAGGGCGGCGACTTCAAGCGCGGCGAGGCAGCGGCCGTCATGGACAAGCCCGCCATCATCGGCGACGCGGCAGGGCACTACCGCAAGTTGTGCGACGGCGCGCCTGCGGTGGCGTTCTGCGTGAGTGTGGAGCATGCCGAACACACGGCCGAGCAGTTCCGGTCGATGGGATACAGGGCCGCCGCGATCGACGGCAAGATGGACCGCGGAATGCGTCGTGAGGTCATCCGCGACTTCGGGCGCGGCGCGATCAACGTCATCACGTCCTGTGAGCTGATCTCGGAGGGCTTCGACGTGCCCGGCATCGTCGCCGCGATCCTGTTGCGTCCGACCTGGTCGCTGGCGCTGTACCTGCAGCAAGTCGGGCGGGCGCTGCGGACGGCGCCGGGGAAGGCGCATGCGCTGATCTTGGACCACGTCGGCAACAGCCAGCGGCACGGCATGCCCGACGACGACCGCGAGTGGTCGCTGATCGGCCGCGACGGCGCGCGGAAGACCAAGGCCGCCGAGGCTGCATGCCGGCAATGCGAGCAGTGCTACGCCGTGTCCCCCGCCGCCGCTGCGAAGTGCCGCGAGTGCGGCGCGCTGTTCCCGGTCAAGGCGCGTGAGGTCGAGGTTGTCGAGGGCGAACTGTCCGAGGTCGAGGTTGCGCGGATGAAGCGCGAGGCGGCGCGGGCGCAGGGGTCGGCGGACACGCTTGAATCACTGGCCGCGCTCGGTGCGATGCGGGGGTACAAGAACCCGCACGCGTGGGCGCGGCATGTTTGGAACGCTCGCCAGCGGCGCGCTGGCTAACTGGAGTAGATCATGGCATCGAAATTTCTCGGCGACATCGCCATCAAGGTTGGAACGTACAACGGGCAGGACGGCAAGGAGAAAGGCGAATACCGCCGCATCGGCCGCCTGATGCAGAGCGACGACGGCGGGCACTTTCTGCTGCTGAACGCGGACGTTCTGCCGATGCAGTTGAACTATCTGGCGAACAAGGAGCGCAAGTCATCGCTGCTGTGTTCAGTGTTCGCGCCGCGTGACGAGCAGGGCGGAGGAGCGAAGCCTGCGGCCGGCGCTGCGCCGGGCAGCGATGACGAGATTCCGTTCTGATGGACGCCAGCACGACCGAGGCGCGGCGTATCCAATGGCGCCGCGTCGACAAATACTGCCTGCAGGGCGACGGCTACTCGATCAGTCGCGCGAACGTCGGCGCGGGCGTGAGTTATCACCTGTGGCGCGATCCGCGGCGCGAACCGGATGCAGGCATCAAGGAGCACGTGCGCGGCGTGTACCAGCGGCGCATGCCGGATCTGCTGCGGACGATCAACCTGCCGGATGTCGAGGACGAGCCTGCGCTGCTGCGGGCGATTGAGGAATTGAAGGGTCACGCTGAGGCGTGTTTGTGGGCGGATAGGACTGGGGGTGTGTGATGTCGGAAGTGATGATCGGGTTCATCGTGTGGTGCGTGATATGGGTAGTTGTTGGCGTGATCGTCGCCGTGATCGAGAACGATCGCTATGGCTGAACGCGACATCCAAAACCGCATCCTGCTCGAATGCGGGCGCGGCGACACGCGGCTGTTTCGTAACAACACCGGGCAGGGCTGGATCGGTAAATCCGAGCGGATCACGCATCCTGGATACGTCGCCATGCGCGCAGGCGATGTCGTGATACGGCAGGCCCGCGCGCTACACGCCGGGCTCTGTGAGGGGTCGCCGGACCTGATCGGCTGGCGCAGCGTCGAGATCACGCCGGACATGGTGGGCCAGCGCGTCGCGGTGTTCGCCGGCCTCGAAGTCAAGACCGACACCGGCCGAGCGTCGCCGGAACAGACGCGGTTCATCGCCGCCGTGCGCGACGCTGGCGGGATCGCTGGCATCGTGCGGTCGCCTGAATCGGCGGCGGCGTTGCTGGCTGGCGAGGCTGTGGATAAATAATCCGACGAACGGTAGCGTCATGGCGTTGCGCTGAGCGCATCGGCCGTGTAATGTACGCACACGCTCTGGTTGAACAGGGCGAAAACCCGTTAAGAAGTATTCACAGGGAGAATTGAAGATGGCCGCTAACAAAAACATCGGCGCGTTTATCGGTGAAGTCAGGAGCGAATCAGGCGAATTCATCGGTTCATTGCATAAGGTTTCAAGCGACGATTTCCGGATCGTTGTTCGTAGCTTCGGCACGGTCAGGTCCGTTTCGTCTTCGATGCCTCGATCTGCGTTTGAATACATCGGCGCAGACAAGGTGAGCGCATCGCAATTCGTTAAGCAGTTTCGTTTCGCAGGCGGTGCCCAATGAGTGCGCATACGGCAGGGCCGTGGGCGATTGATTGGAATGTCTCGCGCATTGACGTGTTCAGTTCCGACGCTGCAACACTGATCGCAACCATCCGCCGATCTACGCCGTCGGATGGTATTGATGCTGATGCTCGCGCCAACGCCCGCCTGATCGCCGCTGCGCCGGAGTTGTTGGAGGCGTTGTGCGATCTGGCCGAAAGCGTGCGCGCTGCTGGCATCACTGGCCCATATCTCGACGCAGCAGACGCCGCCATCGCCAAGGCCACGGGAGCAACGCCATGAGCCACAAGAAACTTGCAATTCGCGCGCTGATGAATATGCGCGGTGATGATACGGCTCGCGCTCGCGCAGCCTTCCGGTTCCTGACGCCTGCGCAGATGAAAGAACAGCACGGGCAAAGCGGCATGACTCGCGCTGAATTGCTGGCGTTGTACGAAAAGAGCGATGCGGAAATTGATGCTGCGATTGACTGGGTTCGGAATCAGCCGGAGGTGACGCCATGAGCGCGCATCCGAAGGACGGCGGGCCGGCGTTTCCGAGCCATGGAAGCATGGGCGAGGTTTCTCACGAAGGCATGTCCCTGCGCGACTACTTCGCGGCGAAGGCGATGCAGGCATTTATAATTCGCGGATTCAGTGGGCAAAGAGACATGGGCTCCGCGGAGTACGACGAAACAGTTTCTCGATTCGCATACGAGTCAGCCGACGCCATGCTCAAAGCGCGGGAGGTGGGGTTGTGAGCGAAAAGACAAACGATATCGGCCCGCAGCCCGGTCCTGATTTTGTTCGCCCTGATACTCCTGCACACCGATGGCTTGAAGAAGCCAATGCGGCAGCATCGTCTGATTGGATTGATGGGTTCAACAAGTGCGCAGAGCTTCGAATTGCCCCGAGCAAAGGCGGTCCTACTCCATACTTCAATAGGAGCATGGTCGAGGTCCACGCTTATCAGTATCACGCGAGACATCCGTTTGATTGCCTTGAGCGGGCCGCCGAAATCGCCAGCGAAGCCGACGCCGAAATCGAACACCTGCGGGCGCGGGTGGCATTGCTTGAACCCGTAGCCGCTGCCGCGCGCATCTACTACCGGCACTACATGCAGGATGAAGCCGACGATGGCGGCGAGCAGTGGTGCGGC